CTGGAAAAAGGTCACGGAGAATATACTCCGGGTATCTGGATTACCGTTAAAAGTGTACTAGGAAAAGCATTATACTTTGAAACATTACTAACTGAATACGGCGCTCTATATGATAAGTTACCTTTATCAGCGTTTGTTTGGAAAGAAGACGTAACTAATCCATTACCATTACATATCTTACAACTATGGGATTGTTTTGACTATGACTTTACAGTTTTAGAAAAACAGATGCTTGGTAGTTGTGAATTTTACGGCAAAGATCGTAAAATGCATAAGGGCGAATATATGTTTACAATAGATAATTGTCATGCAGACATGAATCATGTAAATTTAGGATTTTCTGAATACGATCCAGAACATAAATCATTTAATATTATTAAACTAGACAATGGACAATTTGCGGCACAACCAAATAATAGAATACTTTGGAAAGACGCTAGTTTAATTCCAGGAAAAACTCTTCCATGCGATTTCAAAGTGTGTAGTCAAAACTATAAAGTTGAAAACACTGACAAATGGACAGTAGGACATACTGACGATTGGCAATACAAGTCGGAAGACGAATCTAAGGACAATAACAGTACATAAGTATTGTTAATGTCAGCACTAACTAAAAAAGAATTTACCGAAATTGGTGAAGTATATCAAAACACTTATCCTAACGCTGAAGCAGTAAAAGGTCCTTTAACACAATTAATAAAGGATTATAGTCAGCGAGAAATAGGTTCTTGGGCACCGTTAGTACCATTGGACTCAATGGAAAATATGCTTAGAGACCCATATTTCGAATATATTACCGACTTTGTAATAGAAACTATTAAAGAATTAACACCATCATTTCCAGATATAGAAACATATAAACATAATGATGATAGCATTACAACATGGCCTGTTGATCCTTATATAATAAATGCTTGGGGAGTATTAAATAAATCTTTTTTATCTAGAGGTGAAGGTGTAGCTAATACACCAAGATTACATCCGCACAGACACGTGCCTGCAACATGGACCTTTACATATTATATTGATGCTTGTGAAAATTGTTCACCATTAATATTTAATAATACTAATGAACAAAATGCTGTTAAATCAAAAACAGGAGACCTAGTTATATTTCCTGGGTGGGTAACACATAGCGTTGCACCACATAAGTGCGATCACGATAGAATATCTATAGCAGGTAATGTAGGAATAAAATTGTGATTCAAACTGTTACAAAAACATTTCAAGAGCAAGGTGAAGTTTTTACAAACGTATATCCAGATGCTGAATTAATAAAACCAACTTTATCAGAACTTATATTAAAGTATGATCTAACAGAACAAGAATATCATAAAGAACCTACACAAACGACTTTTGTAAATTCAGTAGAAAATACAGGACCAAAATCTAATTCATTTCGTAAATTGTTTGAGGAAAATGATGAGTTTAAAAAAATAACTGACTTTGCTTTACAAACAATAAAAGAAGCTGTACCATTATTTCCTAATATGGATAAAGTTAATAACGATCCTTATATTCTTGATTGTTGGGGCGTATTATATAAACCTAATGCTACTAAAGAAACTTGGACACAAGGTTTGGAACCACATTACCATTGGCCGGCAACTTGGGCTTTTACGTATTATGTAGATGCTTGTAATACTTGTGCTCCTATAGTATTTCCTAATTGTACAGATGCAAATCTTCATCATCCTAGAACAGGATTACTAATTATCTTTCCAGGTTGGATAGCACACGCTGTTCCACCGCATAAATGTAATCATAATAGAATATCAATAGCAGGTAATATAGCAATAAACTTATGAGTGACTTAAACACAGAACGCTTTTTATTTACGGAACCGATGTTTGTGCATACAAACGTATACCCTAATGCTGAAAGTATGAAACCAATACTAACAAACATTATACAAGAGCAAGGCGACCAACAAAAGCACACATCAAACGTTAAAGCCCATATGACTACTTGGGATATGTATAAAAATGAATATTTTAAATTAATAATTGAATTTGCAATAGAAACTCTTAAAAAAGAAATTGATCCGTACCCGACTGGAGAAACATATTGTACAGATTCGTGGGGTGCAATTTATAAAACTGGAGAAAGAACTGATCCACACGCTCATTGGCCGTCACTTTGGTCATTTGTGTATTGTGTAGACGCTTGTCCGAAGTGTTCTCCTTTAGTATTTCCTGGAGCAGGTAGAGCCATTAAACCAAATACTGGTTTAATAATTATATTTCCTGGAGATGTGTCTCATTATGTTCCAAAACAAGAGTGTGAACACAATCGAGTAATTATATCAGGAAATATATCAATTAAATTGGAACAAGCACAATAAAAAACTTGACAAAAGAAGTATAATGTATTATAATAACAACTTAACTGGAGATAAAGATGAGTGATCGAGTATATGGTCCTGATGAAAAGGACAAACTAACAAGATTAGTTAATGAAGGCAGTACTGTCCTTCAAGAAATTGAAGACCTTAACGCTGGATTAAAAGATACTGTCAAAGCAGTAGCAGAAGAATTGGATATGAAGCCAGGTCTAATCAATAAAGCAATTAAAATTGCTCATAAACGAGATTGGACAGCTCATGCCGAAGCTTTTGATGATTTGGAGACATTAGTAGTTACCCTCGGCAAAGATAAGTGATAAGTTTAAGTAGAATCACTAACTTTTTTAAAGAGAGCCGTAGATTAAGTCCAACAGCATTTTATTGTGAAATGGCTGAAGCAACTTTTTTGATTTCTGCAAGTGCGATATTAACGTTTACTGTATTAGATCCTGCAACTAGAATTTTTATTCCGCTATACTTTGTTGGATCTATCTTAGGTGTAATTAGTGCAGTTATACGTAAGGCGGCATTTGTAATAGTATTATGTTCGTGGTTTACAGCTATGAACGGAATTGCAATTTGGAAGTTATTTTTATGATGTGGGAGTTTATAAAAGAATTATTCATAGATAGTTTACCTTGGTTATTGGTATTCTTCTTAATTTGTATAATCCTAATTTTATTGGTATAATTTATGATATATATGGTAGACATAGACGGTACAATATGTTATACTGACGGTAGTAATTATAAAGAAAGCAGACCAAACAATGAACGCATAGAAATTATAAACAAACTCTTTGACGAAGGTCATGAAGTTCATTATTGGACAGCCAGAGGTGCAAATTCTGGCAAAGATTGGAAAGAGTTTACTAAGGCACAATTAAAAGGCTGGGGAGTTAAATTTACAACAGTTAAAATGGGCAAACCCCATTATGATGTATGGATAGATGATAAGGCTATAAATGATAAAGAATACTTTTGGTACGGACCACGTGGAGTTAGAAAATAACAAAGGGGCATCATTATGAGTTATGTTGATGCTATGTTTGATCGTGACGCAGATCTTATTCGTGTAGTAGAACGAAAAGAAGGTAAACGTCACTTTACAGAATATCCTATAAAATATACATTCTATTATAAAGACCCTCGCGGTAAGCATAAAAGCATTTACGGCGATCCTTTAAATAGGATAGTATCCAAGTCTACTAAAGACTTCCGCAAAGAACTTGCAATAAACAATACAAAAACATTATTTGAAAGTGATGTAAATCCTATCTTTCAATGTCTTAGTGAACATTATCTTAATTATGATGCTCCAAAACTTAATGTAGCATTTTGGGATATAGAAACAGACTTTGATCCTGAGCGTGGCTTTGCTGATCCATCAGATCCGTTTATGCCAATAACTGCAATTAGTGTACATTTGCAATGGATGAATACACTCGTTACATTAGCAGTTCCGCCTAAAACACTTTCGATGGACGAAGCTAAAGAACAAACTAAAGACTTTCCAAACACACACTTATTTGAAAAAGAAGAAGAAATGTTAAAAACGTTTCTTGATTTAATTGAAGACGCTGATATTCTTACTGGTTGGAATAGTGAAGGATATGATATTCCATATACAGTTAATAGAGTAAAGAAAATATTAAGCAAAGACGATACAAGACGATTTTGTCTTTGGGGACAACTTCCAAAGAAACGTGAATATGAAAAATATGGGCGTAAACTTGAAACATATGATTTAGTAGGTCGTGTACATTTAGATAGTTTAGAATTATATAGAAAATATACATATGAAGAACGTCATACATATAGACTTGATGCTATCGGTGAAACTGAAATCGGTGAGAAGAAAACTGTTTACGAAGGCACATTAGATGAGTTATATAAAAACGACTTTAAAACGTTTATTGAATATAATAGACAAGACGTTGCATTATTAGATAAACTAGATCAAAAGTTAAAGTTTATTGATCTTAGTAATGAACTAGCACACGCAAATACTGTATTACTACAAACTACAATGGGAGCAGTCGCAGTTACCGAACAAGCAATTATTAATGAAGCACATGGTAGAGGATTAATAGTACCCAATAGAATAAAACGTGAGCCAGGCACTACATCGGCGGCAGGTGCTTATGTGGCATTTCCTAAAAAAGGATTACATAAGTGGATTGGTTCAATGGACTTAAATTCACTATATCCATCTGTTATTAGAGCATTGAATATGGATCCAGCAACTATTGTAGGACAATTAAGACCAACAGACACAGATGCAATGGTTGAAGAAGCAATGACATTACAGAAAAAATCGTTTGCTGGTGCTTGGGAAGGCCGCTTTGGTACACTAGAATATGAAGCTGTAATGGAACAACGTAAAGATGTTGATATTACAATCGATTGGGAAAATGAAGATTCACAAATATTAAGTGCGGCCGAAGTTTATAAAGTTATATTCGAAGGACGCAATCCGTGGATGTTAACAGCAAACGGAACTATTTTAACAACTGAATTTGATGGTGTTATACCAGGACTATTAAAACGTTGGTATGCAGAACGTAAAGAACTGCAAGAAATGAAAACAAAAGCTATAGAAGCCGGTAATAAAATTGAAATAGCATTCTGGGATAAACGACAACTTGTTAAAAAAATTAACCTAAATAGTTTGTATGGTGCAATATTAAATCCTGGTTGTAGATTCTTTGATAAACGCATAGGACAGTCTACTACATTAACTGGTAGACAAATTGCAAAACATATGGCGGCAGAATCTAATAAAGTTATTACAGGTACATATGATCATGTTGGTGACTCTGTAATTTATGGTGATACAGATTCTGTATATTTTTCAGCATTTCCGATATTGAAAAAAGAAATAGAATCAGGTGCGGTACCTTGGACTAAAGAAAGTGTTATTAAATTATATGACCAAGTAGCAGATGAAGTTAATAAAACGTTTATTGACTTTATGGGCAAAGCATTTCATTGTCCAAAGAATCGTGCAGATGTAATTCAAGCAGGTAGAGAAATGGTTGCAGAAAACGGCTTGTATATTACAAAGAAACGTTATGCGGCATTAATATACGATGACGAAGGTGAACGTAAAGACATAGATGGTAAGCCAGGTAAAGTTAAAGCTATGGGCTTAGATCTTAAACGTTCTGATACACCAGAGTTTATGCAAAACTTTTTAAGTGAATTATTACTTATGGTATTAACTGATAAGACTGAAGCTGAAGTACTAGAACGTATTACAGAATTTAGAACAGAATTTAAGTTACGTCCCGGTTATGAAAAAGGTTCTCCTAAACGTGCTAACAAAATTGGAGAATATAGACGTAAAGAAGAAAAGCAAGGCAAAGCAAATATGCCCGGACACGTTCGAGCAAGTATTAACTGGAATACATTAAAACGTATGAATGGCGACAAGTATAGTCAAACAATTGTAGATGGTATGAAAGTTATTGTTTGTAAGCTAAAACAAAATCCATTAGGGTATACAAGTGTTGCATATCCAACAGATGAATTACGTTTACCTAAATGGTTCAAAGAACTTCCGTTTGATAACGAAGCTATGGAAGAAACTATTATTGATAATAAACTAGGCAACTTAATTGGTGTGCTGAACTGGGATGTTGCAAGTACACTACAACATAATACCTTTCAGTCGCTATTTGATTTTGGGGGAGGTGACGAAGAATAATGCATGGAATGATAGACTTAGAAACACTAGGAGTTAAACCTAATTCTGCCATACTAACAGTTGGTGCAATCAAGTTTGATCCATATACTGATGCTGAACCACATGATGGTTTATACCTACGTATTAATGTAGACGACCAAACCGAAATAGGTCGTACAATTGACCAAGGTACATTAAACTGGTGGGCTAAACAAAAAGCAAGTATAAGAGATGAAGCCCTAGGTGATGAAGACAGAGTTGA